CAGCTTTTGCCATTCGAGCTTGGCAAAGCCGCGCTTGTTCTTGACCGTGACCAGCTGCTCGGCCGTGAGCTGCTTCAGCCATTCAGCGTCGACCCAGCCCGGCAGATGGAGAAAGCCGGGAGAAAACGTCTCCCCACCCACCGGGCTGGTGACCTCCAGCGGGTCAAGCCGCAGGAAGCGATAGGTCTCAGCCTTGAACGTAGATGTGGCTACCGTCCAAAGCCGTGCACCGCGGCGAAGCCGCTTGCCCCCTATGGTGGCGTCAACAAATGTCGGCCCTGTGACAGGGCTCGCCCGATTGAACCCCTCGAGACCCTTAACAGGCGCGACCTGCCCAAAGCCCACCTGTCTTGCCCAAGCGTAGACGGCCGCCGTTTCATAGCCCGTATCGATCGCCAGCCGCGCGATGGTCATCGGCGTGCCGCTGGCGTGAGCCCAAGTCCGACCAAGAAGGTCCGAGAGCTTCTGCCAACAAGCCTGATCGCCCGGGCCGCCCTCAATGACGATGTGGTCGATAAGCCAGCTCTGGAGGCCTTTACCCCAGGCCCAGACGTCAACCTCGATCCGATCCTTCTGAACATCAGCGCCTGCGGTCAGGAACAGCCCGCCTGCCGGGACCGTGCCCGCGCGCCAATCCTCCTTCAGCCCCTGCAACCGCTGCCAGTCTGGTGCCTCGCCACTTTCCATCCAGGTCTCGCCGAGGGAGGTGTTGATGAAGGTCTTCATCGTCTCGTCCCCACCGGCGCGCGCCGATAGAAAGGCCTTGGACATGGCCTCAAGCCGCACCCAAGGCGAATAGATCTCGTTCAGATGGAAGCCAGCGGTCCCATTGAACGGCGCATCCGCGACCCAACGGCCCTTCGAGATGGCCGCCCAGCGTGTCTCATCCCTCCAGGCGGCTTCGCAATCAGCGCAGTGGTAGCGCGCGGTTTCAGGACGATGACCGCCGCTCTCATCCTTGTCCCATTTCACCTGTCCCCAGGTCAGAATTTGTTCATGCCCACATTCGGGGCACGGCACCCAATACCGGCGCTGGTCACTTTCCTCAAATGCCGCCTCGATCCGGCTGGCGCCCTTGTTCGTCGGCGTCGACACGAGCACGATCTTGCGGTTCCAGAACGTTACGGTCCGCTTTTTCGCGAGGTTGACCGGGTCGCCCTCAGCCCCTGCGCTGAACGGATAGCGATCGACCTCATCGCACAAGAGCAGCCGGATCGGGCGGCTCGCCAGCCCCGAAGGCGCGTTGGCCCCAACGATCGTCAGATGCCCGCCCGGAAACCGCTTGTGCAAGATCTTGTTGTTGCCGTCTCGTGAACGCGGATCAGCGATCTTGCCCTGCAGGCAGGGCGTGTCCCGTGCCATCGGCGAAAAGCGGTCCTTTGACCAGGTTTCGGCATCTCGTTCGGTCGGCATCACTACCATGATCGGCGCCGGATCCTGATCGATGTGATAGCCGACCGCATTGTTGACCATCTCCGTGTTATGCGTCGGGATCATGGTGCGCCCAGCCAAATAGAGCCGGTTCGGGCTGTCTACTTGAATGCAGCGCACCGGCACGCTCTCAACCGGCTCAACCGCTACGATGCGGCGGCGCTCAGTTTCTGTTGTCCGGCGCCCGTCACGCGAGACCTGACGCGCCCGCTTCCGCGCCAATCGGAAAACCGGCACATCGTCATAGATCATGAACGAGAACCTTGTAGCGGGGTTTCCGAGACGCCGTTCGCCGTCGATCATCACGGTGGGCTGCTTATCAACAGCCGAGAACTTGATGCCCAAGGAGGTCAGAAGTTCGCCAAAGCCATCCGCCAGACGTCGGTGGATTGTGATGAACTCGCAGCGGCCGCATTCAGCGATGTAGCCGTCCGTATCCATCAGCCCTTGCAGGAGGGCCAAGCGCTGTTCTATCGACGCACGCAGGTAGGCGGGCGGAATATGTTTGCCAGTTTCTGGCGTCTTCCGATCCTTGGCCAGCCCCATCTCCCGAAGGCGCAGGCTGAAGGGCTTACCTTCCTCTAGAACAGGATCAGCGGGAAGGCCGTGCTTCCACTGCATTGAAAACTGCCGCCCGCATTCCGCGCATTGCCCATTCCCATGGCGACCCAGCACATCCATATCATGCCCGCGGCGACACATATTGCCGGGCCAAGGAAGTGTTGGCTTGAGCGTCAGGATATGCGGAACTCGTTTGTCCTTGGACTTGGCCTCAACCTCTATGCCACTGGCGCGGAGATGATCGGCGATTTCCAGATCATCCTGATGGCAGGTGATCTGTGACCCGTAGCTGTGACCATCCCCTAGCCAGACACCCAAGGCGTAAGGCGGGATCGGCAATGCCTGTTCGGGCAGTTGAAGCGGACCAGCCACCGGGATGGCGTATCGGTTCCTTTTCTTCGCGCCAAAGTAATGGGCTGTCTCAGCAATCTCCTTCGTCGTCAGGACCGCCCGGTGGATCTTCATGGAACAGGCCCTTCATCGCGTCCTGCGCGCGCACTGGTGTGTCACTGTCGACCGCCCAGAGATGATCGGCATCGGCGATGATCGAGCTTCCGTCCGAAAACCGCACACAATAGCAGCGTCGGTTGAGCATCACATCCGTAGCACCTGTGACGCGACAAGCTGCACCGGTTTCATCAAAAAGAATGTCGCCGACTTGCACATCGGCCATCGTGGTCCAACCCGTCGGTGTGGCGAGCGGCGTGTCCAATGCCAGCGCTTTGCCCACCTGTGAACTGGACATGATGACGACGGTTTCGGTGGCGGCGTCCGAGACCGCCTGCATGATCCCGCGCTGGTATTCGGCGCGGCTCGTGCGCCATTGGCCTGGCTCGGCGCTGGCCTCAGAGCTCAGCCGTCGGTTCTGGTCCGCCCAGTCGCTGATCGTCAGGTCCGGCGGCGGCTTCAGAACCGCTAGGGCCTTCACCACCGTCCGCTTCAGGATCGGCGAGCCCGTCAATCTCAGGATCAGTTTCGATTTCAATGTCTGGCTCTGCGAGATCATCGAGCACCTCGCGGATCGCAGTTCGGATCAGGTTCCGGGTATCTCCGACGGTGGGTTGTTCAAAGGCTTGTGGTGCCAGCCGATCCGGCAGCGCCAAGAGGCGGGTTCTGAGAAGTGCAAGCACCGCAATCCAGGCCGCCTCGATCTCATCCGCCGCAATCAGCGAGCGGCGCTTTTCCTCTGCCTCCATCTCGGCAAGGTCAGCCCGCGCCCGAATGAAGCGGGCACGTTCCGCGGCATAGTCTGGCGCACCGGCTTGCGCTTTCAGCGCCTGATCACGCAAGTACCGGACATAGCCGCGCACAGACCCGATGAGGTCATATTGGCCGCGCTCAGCCTTCGGGATCACCCCCTCGCGGCTCAGCTGTTGTATGCGCCGTTCTGAGAGATCCAGAAGCCGCGCGATTACGCCGATGGGCTGTGTGGCTGTCGACATGCGCAGCTCCCGAACCTTCGATTAACTATATGGAATCGCGTCTAATTCACTGGATGTGCGGGCCGACTAGAGCGAAGCTCAATAGAGCAGAAAACGCAATTCAGGACGCCTCGAGATGAGCCACCGCCGAACAGCCTTAGACGCTTTCATCGCGAAGAAAGCCGTGATCGATACGATGCTCTCTAGGCTGCAGGCGCTGAGCGACGCTCACTTCAATACCCATCCCGACGAGGTCCAATGGGGGCATGTCGGCAACCTTGATTATTACGCCGAGCTTCTGAAGCGCATCAGCGACAGCGCCTTCACGGAAGGCGAACACACGGAGTAAACCCCATGGAAACCACCAGCATTCGGCTCACCATCCGGAACCTGCCCGACCATTTTGACCGCACCCGCATTTCCGCCGTTCTCGACGAGATCGAACTGGCCCTGATGGAGGAGCGCGACGTTCACTGCAGCACCTCAGCCGACAGTTTCACCATCACGATTGTGGTGCCAACTCTCCGGCTGGTGGATGTGGCTACATGCTTGAAAGGCATTGGCCTGATCTAACCTCGCGCACCCGCCACCCGGATGGCCTCGAAGAGCCGACGCAGCAAGAATGATCTTGCCAGGCTTACGATTGTGAAGACCCCGCCCATTGCAAGGTTTTGACCCAGGGTCGTCTGCAGTCCGAACACAGGAAAGATCAGGATCTGCGTCACGACGGCGACGCCATAACCGACGATTACGTTGGCGACGGACTCGACCAACGACATGAGGCGGGACTGCTTCATGCGGCCGCGCGCTCAGCCTGCAGCGCCTCGAAGGTGGTGTCGCTGCCATCAAGCACCGCCTGTTTGCCGGTGAACTTCTGCCAACGCGCAACTGCCACATCGACGTAAGCCGGGTTCAGCTCGATGCCGTAGCAGACCCGTCCAGTCGTCTCAGCTGCGATCAGCGTGGTGCCCGATCCCATGAAGGGCTCAAAGACCGCCTGCCCGGGGCTCGAGTTATTCAGGATTGGCCGGCGCATGCATTCGACGGGCTTCTGCGTGCCGTGGACGGTTTTCTCATCCTGATCCTTGTTGGTTATCTGCCAAAGTGTCGTTTGCTTGCGGTCCCCAGCCCAGTGGCCCTTGCCAGATTTGCGCACAGCATACCAGGCGGGCTCATGTTGCCAGTGGTAATCGCCGCGGCTCAGAACCAGCCGATCCTTGGCCCAGATGATCTGTGAGCGGATGGTGAAGCCTGCGGCCTCCAAGCTTTCGGCCACTGTCGCTGCGTGCAAGGCACCGTGCCAGACGTAGGCGACGTCGCCTGGAAACAGAGCCCAGGCCTCGCGCCAGTCTGCCCGATCGTCATTCAGCACCTTGCCCGTGCGTTTGGTCTTGGCCGCGCCCGCCTGGTTGCGCCAGCTCGGATCGTATTCAACACCGTACGGTGGATCGCTGACAAGCAATAGCGGCTTTACGCCGTTCAGCACTCTCTCGACATCCGTGGCAACCGTGCTGTCGCCGCAGAGCAGCCGATGGTTCCCAAGGATCCAGAGATCGCCGGGACGGCTGATCGGATCCTCGGGGGTTTCAGGGATATCGTCCTCGCCCTCCTGCGGACCGGTGCCTTCCTCGAGGCTCGACATCAGCGCGTTCAGCTCATCTTCGGTGAAGCCAGTCAGCCCGAGGTCAAAATCCGCCTCGAGCAGGTCGGCCAGTTCGAGGTTCAAAAGGTCCTTGTCCCACTCGGCGTTTTCGCTGGAGCGGTTATCCATGATCCGGAAGGCGCGCGCCTGATTAGCTGTCAGCCCTTTGGCGACATGCACCGGCGCGGTCTTGAAGCCGAGCTTCCGGGCCGCTTCCAGCCGCGTGTGCCCAGCGAGAACCACCATCGCCTCGTCCACGACGATGGGCTGGCGCCACCCGAATTCCTGGATCGAGGCCGCGACCGTTGCGATCGCCTGCTCGTTGCGCCGCGGGTTGCGCGCATAGGGAATGATCTGCTCAAGCGGCAGGTCGACGACGTCCATGGTGATGTCCTTGGGGATGCACGAAAGCGAAATGGGGTCGGATCCCCGTTTCGGTTCAGGCGGGTTGTGTCAGGCCGTCAGGCCTTTGTTTTCTTGGGGTTCGCGTCAAAGCGAACCGCAGGTCCGGGAACCGAAACGAAACGGGTATTTTCAGGGGCGTCACTGGGAAACCCTTGGGCCTCGCCCCCCCGAATACGGTCACGAACAGGAGGGACCCGTTCAATTTCAATGGGTTACGTGGCATAACATTTTGAGCGGAGACAGTTTTTTTCTGAAAAACCGGTCACCGAGTTCAGCTTTGTTTTGCCTCTTGCAGTGCCACTGATCCTCATCGTCTCATATACGCGTACACACGAGAGAACTCAGAAATGGCTCAAGCCCCTACCTTCGACACCGAAATCAACAAAGCGCCGGCGCTCCGTATCAGCCATATCGTTCGCGACCCTATTAATGTGGATGGACGGGTAAGATACTTGGTCGATCCTGACGGTCTCGGCGATGAACGCGCGATCCCAGAAGACGTGGTTCTGATCCGCTGGCGGCGGCGCAAAATGGATGGTCACACGTTTCATGGCTGCCGGTTGGGGCCAAATACTTGGCGCGCCGTGCATTACGCTTTCGGTTCAGATGCCGAGAAAGTTTTCGGGCTGTCAGTCGAACAGATCGATGCTGGCAGAAAAGACTTGGGCCTGGACAAAGACACGCATCACTTTTGGCTTCCGGACGGCTCCTCAGTTGCCCATCTATTTGCCGCCTTGGGCCCGAAGCGTCTTGACCAGATCCTGCGTCGCCATCTCTCCCCCGAACGGGTTGGAAAGTTCGGAACTCCAGACCTATTCCTGTTTGCCAAGAAACGCGGCCAAACCGGGGTTTCTTTCTCGCGACTGGTAGAGGTCAAGAAACCGAAAGAGCGCATCAGTCCGGACCAGCACGAAGAAATCGCATTCCTTCGTTCGATCAACATTCCCGCGCGTGTTCTGCGCTTGATTGAGAGAAAATAAAAATGAAAACGGGGAGAACTGTCTTCCGACACACTCTCCCCATCATGTCTTTCAGATAGCATGGATTTGTTGCAGATGTCGAAAGGAAAAGTGTTGCAACACTTTATGCATCTGCAGCATTCACGCGATCTCTCAGTTCCTTGCCTGCCCTGAAGTGAGGAACCGCCTTCCCTACGACCGAAACGGCTTCACCAGTACGTGGATTGCGCCCAACTCGCGCATCGCGTTTGCGCACACTGAAGGCGCCGAAACCACGAAGTTCTACTCGACCACCGGAAGCGAGTTGTTCAGTTATCGCATCAAAAATGCTGCGAACAACTATCTCCAAGTGCGCCTGGGAGAGCCCAGGATTTTCATTTGCAAGCTTTGCGATAAGTTCGCTTCTGAGCATCGGTGTCGTCTCCCCCGCCCCACATCCAACTTTGCGCCTAGGCGATTGTTGGATCGGGAAGGCCATTTAGAACCAACCGATCCAATTTGGTCAATATGAATTGAGCCGCGCTGCAATCTTGGTCAGCGCCAGTTTGTGCTGCCGCCAAGCAGTACTGCGATCAACGCCCAACTCGTAGGTGATCTCCTTCCAGGGACGACGGGCGGCCCTCCACCAAATCAGGCGACGTTCGTCCTCTTCAACCCACAGGACCCAGTCGAAGGTCTGCTCAAGCCGGGTGATCGCGGCGGTCGAAGGCCAGACCCGCATCGGCTGCGGCTCCATCGCGAGGATCTCCTTTTCCGACCGCACGATCTGCGGCCAGGCGTTGAAGTAGCCCTGCACCTTTGCCGGCGGCAGCTTACGTAGGGTGCGGAATGCTTCCTCGAAGTGATCCGCGACATCGTCGGCGGTCCAGGTGCGATCAACCATGATGTGTCTCCTTGGTCGAGGCCCGCTTGCCGTAGAGCTTGGTGCCAAGTTGTTCGACCAGTTCACGCTGAGGCCAGGTTAACCTCTGGTCGTCAATACGGACCGCAAGCAGCCCCTGTTCGTGCCAGCCTTCGCGCTTCACCTGTTCCGGATCCCGGCGCTGGCCGCCGTAGCCCTTCGGGTAGAGCCTCATGCCACACCTCCCCGCGTCTCGAGAGCCCAGTGAAGGATGGCGATGGCATCGGCCTCGTTGTCGTCCGCAGGGCTGTAACCGCGCGTGCAAGCGGCCGCAATCACGGCCTCTTTGGATGCGTTACCCTTGCCAGTGGCATGGCGCTTGATCGTGCCCACCGGCACGCCCTCATAGGGAATTCCCCGCAACTCAGCCCACGAGGTCAGCGAGGCCATAAGGCCCCCATAAACGTGGGCTGCGTCTGTTCCGGCATGACGGCGGACCTCTTCAAACCAGATCGTCGAGATGGGTCCGGACAGCCGCTCGAATTCTGTCAGCCAGTTGGTGAAGCGCAGATAGCGCATGCCACCTCCGTCATAGCGTCCGGGCTTGAAGCTGGCCGTACCACTGGTAATCAGACCATCGCGGCCGCGGAGTGCCCAGCCAGTGGTGGTGCCAAGATCGAGGGCAAGGATGGATCCTGTCCTAGGGCCAGCTTTGGGGCTTGGGCTGACGACAGGCAGAGTTCGGGTGTTCGAAGCCATGATGGTCTCCGTTATGAGGGGTGATGGGGGATGGTTGGTTTGAATGGGCCGGC